GATGATATGATCAATCTCATTTCGTGTACACAAACTCCCTTGGAAATGGCGAAACTCGAAGAAAAAGGACGATTGTTTAAATCGGATTACATTTTAGTTACCACCAATAGTTCAAATTTTAGTAATGTGCATGGGTTGATGTGTTGTGATGCGTTGTGCAACCGTTTTAAATTTTCATGGAAGATGAGTTTGAAGGTATCAGAAGATTTTCCAGCTAGCACCGGAAGTGAGACTGTACAATGGCTAGCTAATAACATGGGAAACAAAACTCCTGCTGAAGTCATAGACCTCATTGATAAGAGATGGAAATTTGTTGCTAATGATGTTAGGGGGGGACACTCTAGGGAAGAGTGTTCTTTTCATGACATTGTTGAGAGTTTAGTAGCAGATAGAAAGTTGAAACGTTCAGTGCATGGGTTGATGCGTAAGGCAGTATTGACGATGAAGGCACAAGGTTTGGAAGCAGATGATGTTACTACTGATGATGAGAGGTCAAAAGAGGAACAGTTGTTGAGTTTATATTATTTGTGTGTTGAGGACGGCACTATAGAACAGTATAAAGACATCATTTGTGGTGATATTCGTGACCTTAATATTTTTCCTATTCCACATGATGGAGATATTAGTGGAGACGAAAGAGAAAAACTAGGGAAAATATTATATCATTTTAGAACAAAGTCTTTTTTATGTCGGCCCAAACCACGTACTCCAACACAACTTGAGTTGGAGGCAAATGATATTCTTCAAGATTTCTATGAAAGCCGCACTGAAGGAACTATCGACCAAGATAAAGAACATTATATATTACGTCTTAAGTTAAATAATTTTGACAAAACGGAAACTACTAAGACTTTGAATGATATATTAAGTATTGGCGAATTGTATTATCTATTAGATCGTAAACCCATAATTATTCCTTGGAAGGGAATATTGAAAGAGTGGCTCTTTCTCACAGGAGTGACGACTGCATGTGTTGCTGGAGGTTTTGCAATAGGGTACGGAGTAACTCAAATTATCACGCAAATATATCGTGCTTTTAGAGATAAGATAGTTACATCACTGCAGGGGCAAGTATATGATACTAATCCCCGTGTTAAAGCACCACCACAGAATACTGTTTTCCAATCGCAAAGTGATGAAGATAGGACGCGAAAGATTAGGAGAAATATTCGTGTTATACGTATGGTTGATGGAGAATGTGATGATATTCTATGTTCTATGTACTGTCTCGTCTTTGAAAGCAAATTTGTGTTGGTGCCAAAACATTTCATTGAATCATATAGAAAACGGAAAACGCGTGGTGATTATATATCAGTAGAAATTGAATTGACTACAATTGATGGTGAGATGTTGCGGATGGAGAAAGTGTCTATTAATGAATCTAACATGTGTAGTGTTAACGGGCCAGATGGTACTAATAGTGATCTGGTACTGTTGTACCTAGCCAACGCAAATATCAATGGGGCCGGTAAAATATCCCAATTTATACCTTCACGAGTGGAATTTGCAGCTATGCTCAAAGGGAAGGATGTTGAAGCAGCCATTCTTGGTAAGCATGAAGATTTGGATATCGCAGTCGTTACTACAGTTAGAAACCAACTCATAGAAACTGACAAGAAAGAAACATATAATATGATATTGGGGACATTTTGCAATACTATAACTAAGAATGGTGATTGTGGGCGACCTTATTATTTTACTAATAATCGCCCAAAGCCACTGTATGCTCTTCATTCTGCTATTGCAAACAAAATAACAGCGGGAGCTACTCCGCTTATATTGGAAGATATCATGGAAGCATATAATAAAATAAGGAACGTCGAAGTGCCTATATTGGAAAAAACTGTTGTATCATTGCAGTGTGATAATCATGTGTCAAAGTACTGGAATACTTCTATTCAAAATAGGGGTGAAGTGTCTATCAATGGAATTAAGTTAAGCAAGAATACTATCAATAAGACAGATAAACGAAAGTGGCTTGAACATATTGACTGGCCTGTAAAATACGCTCCTTCATATAAAGGGGTAACTGATACTTATCACGTCATGTATACTAACGCTCAGAAGTGTATTCCCAAGTATACTCATGTAGTTGAACCACGTATACATGACAAGTGTATCGATTTTTATACTAGAATTTTTCCAGAGGAAAGAGACAAACATATATTAACAGAATTTGAATGTATTAACGGATATGGTAGCATGCAACGTTTGGTTATGAGTACTTCGAGTGGTATTTTGGCCAATTGGTTTTCTAATGGTAAGTATGATTTTTTCGATTCGGATGGTAAAGATGAACCAAATTATACCTTTTCGCATAAGGCTAAAACGTATAATATTCCTATTTTTAATCAAACTTTTGTGGAAAGACTTCGAGATTTTGATAATGGCATACAAATAGGTGAAATACGTGACAGTCCTATATGGGTGGCTACTGTGAAAGATGAATTGCGGAAACTGGAAAAAGTAGAACAAAAGAAAACTAGAATTTTTGAACAACCATCTTTGGAATATACATTGTTAGTTAGAAAGTATTTTGGTGCATTTCTTAATTACATTAAAAGCAAAGCAGGGTTTGTTACGCATAGTGCTATAGGTATTGACTATGAAGCAGCTTGGAAGAGCATCTATCAATATTTAGAAAGTAAAGGTAACAATGGATTTGATGTTGATTATACCAACTATGATGGGAGTGTTTCTCCACAAGCATTTGATTTTTATCGTAGGGTTACTGACTATTATTATGGAGATAGCAGCCCGGCTAGACATTCTTTACTGTATATATTGCAAAACTCCAACGTATTGGTTGGACATAATTTGATGAGGACTGATCTGGGAAATAAGTCTGGTAATCCTATGACTGATATTTTTAATTCAATTACTAATGTTTATATTCTTTACGTTAGTTATCTACAGAGCAGATTAAATGTTGGGCTTTCGTGCGATTTTGAAGATTTTCATCGGGATGTTGCTTTACTAACTTATGGAGACGACGTTATAATAAGCGCCGATGATGATACTTTACAGTATTTTAATAGGATAAGTGTTTCAGACACTACAACAAAACTTGGCTTTGTAGCCACAGCCGCAGATAAAAGCGGGAATTTGCAAAAATTCGAAAAATTATCGGAGTTA